TTGGTGGTTAGAGAAAATGTATAACCCATCATCTAAATATGTAACTAATAATATAAAAAATCATTTTGAAAGTCTATGTTTCAATAAATAAATAGTACACCAAAGGCATGATTTAAAAATGCTTTGTCAACGTAGTTTTATATCCACAGGGATATAAAAAATAAAATCTAAACATTCAATTTTTTATGTGTGAATGTTCACCAATGATGATAAATTTATTTTTTTGAAAAATAACTTTTGTGAGAATTACATTTGGTAATTTATTAGTTTTGACATCAATCTTGCATTCACAGTTCTTGAAAGTGTAGAAGTTATTGACTCTATCGACGTTCACGATTACGGCATCTGCGTCGAATAAATCATCGATTTCAATAAATAACACATTATTGTCATAATGTATTATCTTCGAACTGTCGAACTTGTCGCCAACTGATGGAGTTATGAGTTCTGCTGTATAAACTATTTTGAATACGTTGTTTGAATCGGCTTTCGAAATCTCACCTTGTACTATGTTTAGATTAGACACACTTTTCACAAAACCATGAATATTATTAACTGTTATTGGTGTTTTTTTTAGTTTTAATCTTGCCATGATATTACTTTTCAAATTTTTATTCAATAAGCACGATTCTAGCGCTATTTTTTCTTGAATTGTTACAGTGTGAATCATTTTGATCTTGTATCATCAGTTCTTTAAAAAAATCATTTTTTACTTCTCAAGCTTTGAAAAATTTCGAGACGATGATGTTTGCCTAAATGCTTTTACCTCTTCTTTGTCTTTCCGTATCCACGATAGCCTCTCTACTATCATTGCTTCCCATTCTCTCGGTCTTTCTTTTTTCATTTTTTCATCAAACGGAAAAGAGCCGTCTGGCAACTGCTTAACATAACTAGACCATTTCGGTCCATTGTCTTTAACTCGATGTGCATTACTAGCACCTTGCGAATTGCCTTGCGAATTGCCTTGCGAATTGTACTTTGATTGATCGCCTTGCGATGAATTGTACTTTGATCCAGTTTCACCTTTTTTCATTTAATATTATCATCCTTCTCTTTAAATTATCTTCGTTTTCAGGTAAAAATTAGTCTTATTATATATATTTTTTCAGTATCGATTAACTGGACTAGTTCATAGTACACCTATTCCCAGATTGTACGCATCTTTAGGACTCTGACTCCAATCGCTCGTGCAAGCTACAGGGGGCATAAACGAACCAGCCGGATTGTTGTACACCACTAGATCGTTAGAAGATATGTCTGAGCCGTAATTGGTCCGGTAAGAGCTCCATGGCGAAGCCAGATAGGAGCTTGAAGGCATGAACTTTTTCATTTCTACGAAAGGTACTGATTGAACATTAACGTTTGAACCTGCCACCCAACTGTCGCCTTCACTAGCAACAAAAGAATCGTAAGGCATGCCGGTTCGCCATCCTAGGTTTGTCATTGGCAAGATAGTAGGTTCGGAGGTTAAGGGATTCGCGTAATCGCTGATATCGCCATAAGGTCTATAAACATAATATGTGGGAATATTCATGAACTGGCTAGATTGGCCAAATCTGGCGCGGTTAGCCGCGCCATTACACTTACAGCTCAACATTTTAAGTCATAAAGATAATATTTTTCTTTCATGACCGTTCAGGTCATGAAATTACGCACACGCGTTCAATTGCTTTCTAACTCACTGCTGACCATCTCGGATACCATTTCTTCAAACGTCGTAGTTGGATGCCAATCTAAGACGCGCTGTGCCTTACTGGAATCTCCGTGTAAGACTTCGACTTCTGTTGGCCTAAAGTACACAGCATTCACCTTTACGCGTATAACTCCGTTTTGATCAATGCCGACTTCATCTATGCCTTCGCCTGTCCATGAAATGCGTATATTAACATTTTTAAAAGCTTCTTCGACGAATTGGCGAACAGACCATGTGTAGCCAGTGCTTATCACGAAATCGTCGGGTTCTGGTTGTTGGAGCATTTGCCACATGCAGATGACGTAATCGCGAGCATGTCCCCAGTCACGTAAGGCGTTCAAGTTACCGAGTTCAATATAGTCAAGTTTTTTACGTACGATGTCTGCTACTCCTTTGCATATCTTTTTGGTAACGAACATATCTCCTCGACGGGGGCTTTCATGATTGAATAGAATCCCATTGACGGCGAATATACGATAAGCCTCTCGGTAATTGCGCATCATCCAATATGAACATAGTTTTGATATAGCATATGGAGATCTAGGTTGGAATCGAGTATCTTCATTTTGAGGAGGAGGCGAGTCACCATATAGTTCGCTGGTTGATGCTTGATAAATTTTAATAGAAGGATCTATAGCGCGAACTGCTTCTAATAATTCTGTTACAGAAGTAGCATTTGAATCACATGTATATCTTGGCATATCAAATGATGCTTTGACAAATGATTGAGCAGCCAAATTATAAATTTCAGTTGGTTTTATTTGTTTGATGAGACCTGCTATCGATTGTGTCATATCTCCATAGTGCAGATGAAAGTCAGGTATGTCTATAAGATGTCGAATGCGCTGTTTGTTATCTACTGAAGAATGTCTAAGTAAACCATGCACTATGTATCCTTTTGATAATAAGAATTCTGATAAATAACTTCCGTCTTGACCACCAACACCGGTGATTAAAGCTATTTTTTGGAGTTGAATTTCAATACACATTTTTTCTAAAAAAGATAGTCTTAAAAGAAAAACATCAAAAATGTACTGGTGTATTTTTTTTAAATAAATCAAAATGAATAAAGTGCAAGATAGTATAATTTTAAAATTATTAGATCAACCTTTTAGATACAACCAAACAAATGTATTAACTCAAACCAATCGTTCCATATTTCCATTCAACGATTGGTTTCGAGGAGAGTACTTGTCTGAAATACCAATCGTTGCTGAAAGAGAGGCGGGATTTAGACCTATTGTGTCTCTACCACCGTCTACACAAGGACTTGTTACCCCATATCCTCAACATTGTTTTAGAGTTGGTGTTAAAACCAAATACCCCTGTTACCCAGAGTGTATACATGCACATAAAAGAAGCGACGTCACTTTACAAAGATTCGGAAAAGTATTTTTGTACTCTTAATGCTCACAACTAAAAATGGAAATCAAATTTAATATAATTGACGACAGTAATATTAACTTATTATTCGATTTTGTGAAACAGATCAAATCTAACCATTTCAGATATTTCAAATCGAATTGTTGCGAATTTATTCGCGACAGAATTAAAAACCACGTAATTACTGTCATTCTGACAGCAAACTCATCAAGCCAAATAATCGGATATGCACATTTAGATCAAGATTTTAAAATTTGGTTTGGGATTTATATATTAGAAAATTATCAATCGCAAGGTTATGGAAATAAACTAATCAATTATATGATCGAATACTGTAAACATCATCAAATTGACGAAATATACCTTTCCGTTGACAAAGACAATGAAAAAGCAATTAAAATGTACAAACGACACAACTTCAAAGATGTTTCTGAAGATAAAGGTGTTATATTAATGAATAAAAACATGACTTAAGAATTACTAAAATTTTACTTAAATGTTGAGTTGTGAAGAAACTGTAAGAAATTTGAGATGTAGTAGTAAATATGAAAAAGGGGTTTGCGAGGGAGAAAAATGGCTGTCTATTTTCACCAATTCGTATATTCTGAAAGAAGAGCTCGCTCTGTGTCATTATTGGATGGGCAATATAGAGCGCAGTTTGGAATTAGTACAAGATATTGAGGAAAGACGCAATTACGACGCCCCCTTCTTAGAAAGACTGATGTTTAATAAACGCATGTATATACGCGCCTTACAGCGTACAAGCAAATTCAAACCAAGTCACTTTAGCATTCCATTTTCCACTATACCTCTCATTACCTTCTCCATTACCTCGTGTAAGAGACTCTCTCTCTTCAGTCGTACAATCGACTCCTTCATTAATAACTTCGCAGACCTCCATTTAATCCACAGATGGATATGTGTAGATGATAATTCTTGTGAAGAAGATAGAAAAGACATGCAAGAGCGTTATCCCTTTTTTGAATTTATATTGAAGAATGAGCAAAATAAAGGACATATTAAAAGTATGCAAATTATAACAAATATCGTCAAAACTCCATATTTGATACACGTAGAAGATGATAGAGAGTTGATGATAAAAAAAACTTTTGTAAGAGATATGATTGAGATTTTTGAAGACGATTGTCAAATAGGCCAGGTTTGTTTCAACCACAATTACGCTGAAACAGCTGATGAAGACATAAAAGGAGGGATATTAGTGCAGACGAAGAGTCTCAACCCTCTATATTACTACATCCACGAATACTGTCCTACCGAAGAGCTGAAAATTGAGTTTGCGAAGAAATATGGACACGTGAAAACGTGCAACTACTACCCTCACTTCTCGCTGTCCCCCAGCATGATCAGAACCGATATTTTCAAGAAGGTGAGCTTTGAAGAAGAAGCATGCTTTGAGTTAAACTTCGGCTTCAGATATACACAAGCAGGGTTTAAGACAGCGTTTCTGCCTGGGTTCCATTTCCAGCATATAGGAAGACTAACCTCTGAGATATATGATCTGGAGAAGTATAATGCGTATGATTTAATAAATACAGATCAATTTGCACCGAAAATTAAGTATAAGTGTTGGATTATAAACCTAGAGACCCGAAAAGACAGGTTGGACAAAATTAATGCTCAACGTCATCTGTTACCGCCCTTCTCAGTGTTGAAAGCATATGATGGGAAGAGTCTCACCGTTTCTCCTCGTTTAAGATCGTTGTGTAGACACAACGATTTTAATATGAGAATGGGTGTTATAGGCTGCGCGTTGTCTCACATGAGACTGTATAAACAGTTGTTAGAAGAAGGGGAAGACGTAGATGGATATCTTATAATGGAAGACGATATAACGGTTTCAGACGAGTTTCTTCTAAAACTAAATCGAATATTTTCGTTCATTTCGGTTAAGCATATACACCCAGATGCAGTATTTTTCACATATATACTGGATTGGAGAAAAGGGTATAAAATAGAAACACCCTCAGGCCTTGTTCGTCAAACATATGAACAAATTAAAAATATATCGATTGGAGGAATGGGATGTTATTATGTTTCAAAACAAGGAGCTCGCAATATACTTAAAAGAATCGATACCTTAACCTTGGAATGTGCTATAGACGCAGTTCTTTACCGAATGTGCGATGAATACGAAGTGTATTTCACATTTCCATCAATAGCTTCGCAATTATCAGATCCGATATCCAACATTCAAGACGACTTTCATTACACATCACCCCTTTACGAAGAAAACCTCAAACAATCAGATTTCGCAAAACACGTCGTTTTCAATGACAATGGTGATGTGGATATCTTTGAAGAATTAGGAGAAAAGAGTTATGAATAAGCATTTAGCGAAAAATGACGTTTCAACCGACACATACAGACCAAACACCTAGCTTATCTTCAGACGAGTTGGAAGAGGCAAAGAAAAAATTATTTAACCCAATTAAGTTTCCTATGGTGAGACGTAAGTTTATCGACCCACCTCGTAATGGAGAGCCTCGATTTGCTTTGTTTTCGTATATAGATACGTTAGACAGTGAATTGCTGTCTTTTCTGAACGGGCTCTCGCTTACCGACGACGACAGAGCGAAACTAGAGAGTATAAAGAATAAGAAGATAAAAGGAGTTGCTAAGATAAGAGGCGCCTTCTACTCTCAAGAAGAGGCGGAGAAACGGGCGGAGGAGCTGATCAAAGACGTCGACTCCACCAATTCCATATTCACGTGTGTCATAGGCTCGCCCTTCCCTCTGGTTGCGTCTGGCTTCGCTGCCGAAACTTCGGAAATTGATTTGCAGCAACAAACTGAGCACGCCATCGCTCAGAACGTGAAGGACAAGAGGCAGAAGGAAAAGAAAGAGATGGAGGAGATTAGACAGCGCCAGGAAGAACTCGAGAAGGACATTTCTAAGCCCACTGATGAGGCGAACGAAGAAGAATACATCCAGCACAGAGTCAAACTTGCGCATCTCAGGTACGCAATTCAAGAACACTCGAAGAAAGGCCAAGAGTGCTTAGAGCTGGAGAGAAAGTGCGTCGAGTGGCTCGTCGAAATGAAGGGAAAACACCCTGAATTTGAAACCAGCTACCTACAGAAGTACATGAAGGCCCGCCGAGCTGCCGGTATCCCCGAGGTACACGACTTCGAGGGATTTATGAAGTACCTAAACGAGCCCATCGCGAAATAAGCAAGTCGTATTTCATGACTTCAGTCATGAAATTTCAAACTCTGAAGTTGAAGTCTTGGAGAGCTTCGAATTGGCAATTGTCATTAATCAGTTCAATTGCTAAACTGACATCTTTGTGTTGGACTGTGCGTCTATTTGAATTAATCGCTATTTTGTTTGCAGAGAAACACAGTTTATACAGCATGTACTCAAGCGCCAAGTGCAACGTTCTTATAGCGTTAAATGACCATTTGAAGTCGGACTTTTTTTTGATAAGTGCTTCGATAGGGGCTTTTGCAAGAGTGAAGCAATCGTGCTGCTGTTGATATTCTCTAATCTTACTGATAACATCTTTACGATTGGATATCTTACATTGCTTTATCTTTCCTATTGTTGGGTATAGAAAAACGAAACCTGTCTTTTCGAGTGCATTTAAGACATCGTCTTCAGAAATAGTCCTTCTTTTGGCGTATTCTGCGTATATAATGGCGTATCGAATGACAGAACTTAGATATTTCTCACCGATTTTTCTAAGCTGAAGATACACCATACTGTGAGTCCTGTAAACTCCCGCGCGATACGAAATTCTTTTTAGAGCCGAATCATTCATTTTTAATTATGAAAATTAAATTTGTCAAAACAAGCTTGTTTGCAGAATATCACCTTCTGATCGCCTTTCACACTCTTGTACCTTGGCACGAATATCTCCTCGTTGCATAAACTACAGTAAAGAGGCTTGATTGCATTAATCTCTTCTCGCAATTTTAAAAATAACCCTGGCGCCAACTCAACCCTCTTTTTCATCACAACCACCTCTTCATCCTCTTTTTCTTCAATTACCGCTTTGGGCGTCAGAGAACGCCATCTATCAAGCTCTTTCAAAAAATCTGATGAAAACTTTCGTCCCGTATACGGATTCAAATCCTGCCCAGACTTAACGGCTTCGCCTATCTTCGATCTCTCAAAACAGTAAGCACTTCCGTCTTCTTCGTAATACACGACATCTCTCGTATTTTCTGGACACATTAACTTCGTATCGGTCTTTAAAAGCTGAAACATCTTCTGAGGCGGGCTTTTTCTCCTTACTGTCGGATCAGTGTGCTCAAGCTGGGCGTAAAACTGGTTCTCAATCACTCTTCTGCGCTTTTCAATGTACTTATCGACATCATCCCTACTGCCGCTGCTAGGGTTCCTGTAGATCTCCGGCAACGTTTGATCGTATTCAAGTCGGATCAAGTCTTCTGGCTTGTAAAATTCATTTTGCACCCTAAAATGATGCACTTGAGGGTCAGTTATGAGCTGAGTGAGAAAGACGAGGACTCGGGACAAAGAGCGAGCTAATTCTTCGTTGTACAGTTGATTTGTAGTGGAAATGGATGCGAGGACGGGCTCGACGTAATGTTTGGGGAGGATGGGGTTGTCGCTTAACATATCACGGGCGACATCAAAAGAGCGGAGGGTGACAGGGTCGAACTTGGTGATCACGATATCTTTCCATTCTCGCAAAGAAGCTTTGAACATTTCTTCAGTCTCGAGTATAAGTCTAGTGCGACCGTCAGAGGTACGCGCGATGTACGCAACTTTTCCAGGTATGAAAGTCCTCTTATTCTCACAAGCATCTCTGTACCATTTCATACTCACGTTGTACCAGTTGTCGCGATTCTTCGAAGTAGTATAGCCGGGTATTTGGCCTTTAATTGCAAAACCTTGAATGAATAAAGGTGTGAATCGATGCATCCAAGGTGCTTGTTGGTATTCTAGTTCACATTTAGAAAGTATTTGACCTTTTCCGAATAAGAATTGTGTTCGTTGGGAGGGAGAATCTCGTGTGTCAAAAAGATTTTGCGGGTCAATAATTTGTAAAGGTTTTATCTGTCTAATTTGTTGTTCTTGCGGTGATAATCTTTTTGCTTTTTTAGGTAATCTATTTTTAATAAATTGTTTCGAAGAGTAAATATCATTTTGAACATGAGGTCTGTTTTTATATTCCCTGAAAAAAGACAATATATCATCATTCAAATCAGAGAATTCAACAAAAAAAGCTCTCGTCAATCTATATGGCATTTGACTTTTTAAATAGTTCATCATTATAACTAGATCTGTTTTATCTTGATTAGAATCAATAAAGTCGTTCATTTGATCATACATCAGTTCTTCCGGCAGAGTTGCAAAAATCGCAAAAGGATTTCGTTTATCAATAACTATTTTCATGCGAGGTTTTGCAACACGTCGCCTTGCAGCAATTCCTCGTGGTTTTTTCTTTTTAATGAGCTGTAAAACATTTACGTTTTGCATTTTTACTTACAATAATAATTTAACGTCTTCTGATAAAGACTGTTATTTCTGCTTAGTTAAAGTTGTTGACTAAGAACGACTTCCATAAAAATTGAATAATTGAATCTAAGAATAAACAAAAATTAAAAAATGAAACAAATGTTTATTTATAATTGGACTCTTGATTCTGATGAAATAGAACAAACTAGTATTCGAATATACGGTATTAATTCAATTGAAGGTCGTACTAAAAATATTTGTTTACGCGTTGATAATTTCACACCTTATATTTACATTGAACTTCCTATTTGTAAAGACATTAACATTGTCAAAAATATAGTCAGAAATAAGCTTAATGACAAAAAACTAGTCGTAAGCACAGCTACTCTCTATAGACAACATCTGTATAACAATAGAAACGTCGGAAATAACAAACTATCTTTTTTATTCTGTCAATGTAAATCTAGAATGTACATTGCTACGATCAAAAAAATCATGGAAAATGGCATTTCAATTCCAGGTCTCGGTATTACCAAACTAAACGTTCATGAAGATCAAGCTTCTCCCATTCTTCAACTTGCATCTAAACAAGATATACCAATGGCTGGCTGGATTAAATTCAAAGGAGATCAAATATGCGAAGAAGATCAAATAACTTCTTGCGACGAAGAGTATTCAGTAGATTGGAAAAAAATATACAAATGTTCTGATCTTGAAGACAATCAGTGTTCTAATCTTATTTGCCTGAATCCTAAATATTTAGCATTTGATATTGAAGTCAATTCAACTTTTATGAATCAAATGCCCATGGATAACCCAGGGGATTCTGTGTTTCAAATATCATGCATCATAAAAGATCCAGTAACACTTAATGAAAAAAAAATTCTTTTATCAATAGAAGCATCGGATATGGATTTAAGATGTTCTGAACTTTTAGAAGATATAGAAGTCAGAGTGTATGAAAAGGAGATAGATATACTGGATGCTTTTTTCGAGATAATCGAAGTTGAAAGACCTAACGTTATAACGGGGTTCAACATATTCGGCTTTGACATCGAATACATTATGAAGCGTGCCCATCGTTTAAAGGTGATGGACAAATTCCGATCTATAGGCTTTAACAAGTATAAATTGGCGCCGATTGAAATAATTAAATGGTCTTCTAAGGCTTACAACAATCAAGAATTTAATTTCATCAATTGGGAAGGCATTTTGCTTATAGATTTGCTACCTTTAGTCAGGCGCGATTACAAACTCGACACGTACTCACTCAAAAACGTGGCGAGTACGTTTTTGAAAAACGACAATAAAGACCCTGTGACAGCCAAGGACATTTTTCTCGCCTATCAAACACGAACTAAATTAGACATCGTTGGTAAATACTGCGTTCAAGACAGCAATATATGTATTCAACTCATTAAACACTTCAACTCATGGATAGCATTAAGCGAAATGGCCAAAGTGTGCAATGTTTCAATGTTCACTCTATACACTCAAGGACAGCAAATAAAAACTTACTCACAAGTTTACAAGTATTGCACTTCGCTTTCAAATGATCCAAATGTTGTGACTACAAACGGATATCAAACCAAAACTAACGAAAGATACACAGGCGCCTATGTATTCGAACCCATCCCTGCTTATTACCATAACGTCGTACCATTCGATTTTATGTCTCTGTATCCTTCGGTCATTATAGCCATGAATATATGCTACTCCACAATCGCAAACGACAATGTTCCGAGCAATGACTGCAATGTCTTTGAATGGGAAGACCACGTTGGATGCGAGCACGACCCAGTAGTTATCGAAACGCAGGAATTGACGCGTCGAATCAACGTTTTAGAAGCCGAGATCAAAGCGCTGATGACAAAGCGTGATTCGATGAAATCCGCTGCTGACAAAAAACTAATTCAGAACAGCATAAACCAGTTGAGAAACCTTCAAAAACCTATACGCAATAGAAGGTCAGATCTGTCCAAGTCAAAAGTCTCTGATAGAGAAGACTGCGAAGGTAACATCGTCAGCGGAGTCATATGCGCCAAACGCTCTTATCGTTTTTTGAAAGCAAGTGTGAAGAAGGGGGTAATCCCGTCTATCATTCAAAACCTGCTTGACTCTCGAAAGAGAGTCAGAGAAGCAATGAAGCATGCGTCGCCAGAACAAAAAGTGGTTCTCGATAAAGAGCAGCTGGCTTACAAAGTGTCCGCCAATAGCATGTATGGGGCAATGGGAGTTAGACGAGGCTATTTGCCGTTTATGCCGGGCGCTATGTGCATCACATATTTTGGGCGTAAAAGCATTGAAAAGACGACGCGTTTGATAACTGATAAATGGAACGGAACCGTTATTTACGCGGATACAGATAGCAATTACGTTATCTTTCCACACATTCGCTCAATACAAGAAACGTGGGATTACGCCAAACATGTGGCTGAACAAGTATCAAAAGAATTTCCCCCTCCGATGAAGCTAGAGTTTGAGGCTACAGTATATGCTCGTTTTCTTATCCTTTCCAAGAAACGTTACATGTATCAAGAAACGGACAAAGATGGTAATTTGAACCACAAAATTGGAAAAAAAGGAGTTATACTAGCAAGACGAGACAATTCGAGTGTTCTAAAACATATATATGAAACTGTAACTTCTATGATTTTTAATAAAGATTCTTCTAAAGATATAGAAGAGTTTATTATTGAATATATAAATCAAATTTTTAGAAACACTATCCCACATCATCAATATGTCATTACAAAATCAATAGGATCCACTAGTCAAGAAATACTAGGAAAACATTTTGGAGACTACAAAATGCGGCAAATACTCCCTGAAGATCCAGACGAACAGGCCAGAATTTTGAACGAAGCTGCTCAACGTTTGCATAAACCCGTCATGACCAAACACGACTATTATATATCACAATGCCCTGCACCTGTCATACTTGCGCAGCGTATGCGCGACAGAGGCGTTCTTGTCAATCCAGGCTCGCGAATACCATATGTCGTCATTCAAAGACACCGTAAGAATACAACGTTGGGGCATCGAATCGAAGACTACGAGTATTTCTGCAAACATTCGTCCATCCTTAAAATAGACCCCGAATACTATATAGACTCGTTTATCAACCCGCTCGACCAAGTGCTGAAGGTTGGGATAAACAACGATCATTTCATGAGCGACCAGTACCGAATACGCATGCAGCATCAGAAAGTAATAAAGGACATCAAAGAACTCGGATATACCAAACTCAAATAACATCTCAAATGTAGTCAAATAGTCGACGACTGACTATAATTTACGACCTGTAGGTCATAAATTACACGATACGGCGCTCGTGAAAAAATTGAAAAAATTGAAAATCAGTGTATAGAAGTTTATATACAACGATGGCACAATTGTATTTTGATACAACTATGACACAATCGTATTTTGATTTTATCAAAAATAATCCGGAAAAGCCGTGGAATTGGAAGTGCTTATCCAAAAACCCAAACATCACTTGGACTATCGTCCAAAATAACTTAGATAAACCGTGGGATTGGGAGTGTTTATCCGAAAATCCAAACATTACTTGGGATATCGTACGAAGCAACTTAGATAAATTGTGGGATTGGGAACGTTTATCCGAAAACCCAAACATCACTTGGGACATTGTTCAACAAAACCCGAATAGACCTTGGAATTGGAAGTATATGACTCATAATCCAAACATCACTTGGGACATTATTCAACAAAATCCGGATAAGTCATGGGATTGGAATTATCTTTCTTGTAATCCATCTGTTACTTGGGACATTGTGCAGCAAAATCCGCGTAAACCGTGGAACTGGCACTTACTATCTTGCATAAAGCAAGATCTTACTTGGGACATCGTACTAAAGCTCCCAAAACAACCATGGGATTGGAGTTCGTTATCATTAAATCCGAACATCACTTGGGACATTGTGAAACAAAACCCGCGTAAACCGTGGAACTGGGAATACCTGTCTGAAAATCCAAACATCACTTGGGACATTGTACAGCAAAACCCGCGTAAACCGTGGAATTGGTATATTTTGTCTCGAAATCCAAACATCACTTGGGATATTGTGCAACAAAACCCGAATAGACCTTGGAATTGGAAGTATATGACTCATAATCCAAATATCACTTGGGATATTATTCAACAAAATCCGGACAAGTCATGGGATTGGGAGCATTTGTCTCACAACCGTAATATCAGTTGGGAAGTTTTACAGGACAAGCCATGGACTTGGAATTATCTGTCTGAAAATCCAAACATCACTTGGGACATTATTCAACAAAACTCAGATAAACCCTGGGATTGGGAGTATTTATCCAGTCACGCATCTATAACTTGGGACATTATTCAACAAAACTTGGACAAGCCGTGGGATTGGGAACGTTTATCCGAAAACTCAAATATCACTTGGGACATAATCCGACAAAATCCAGACAAACCTTGGAACTGGGAATACTTGTCTGAAGACAGAGACCTCGATTGGAACGTTGTACGAGAAAATCCAAATAAATCTTGGGATTGGAGTTCGTTATCATTAAATCCGAACATCACTTGGGACATTGTGCAACAAAACCCGGAGATGCCGTGGAACTGGGAATACCTGTCTGAAAACAAAATGGAATTCCAAAACAAGATATGGGCTGTTCGTCGAATTGAATTTTGGTGGTTAGAGAAAATGTATAACCCATCATCTAAATATGTAACTAATATAAAAAATCATTTTGAAAGTCTATGTTTCAATAAATAAATAGTACATGTTTCATGACACAGGAAAACATCACCCACGTGTCATGAAACGCTGAGATACGCACTCGCCATACAGTGGTAAAAAAATTGAAAAAATGAAAATCGTTGTATAGAGTTTTATATATGCAAACGATGGCACAATCGTATATGGCACAATCGTATTTTGATTTTATCAAAAATAACTTAGATAAGCCGTGGAATTGGAAGTGCTTATCCAAAAACCCAAACATCACTTGGGATATAGTACGAAACAACTTAGATAAACCGTGGGATTGGAAGTGTTTATCCGAAAATCCAA